TATATTATAATGAGTGGAAAATAATTTTACGGAGGCTATAATGGGTACTTCCTTCTATATCATCTCTCTGCGAGTTCGGTTCAAATCCGACTAGTGGTGTAATGGTAGCACAGCAGGTTTAACACTCAGCGCCCTTAATTACCTCTATATTTTTAACCAAGGAGAAATCTCTAATGATTCGCAATTCAATTTTTATTGAACGTAAGAATAAGGTTATTGTTCCATCTACTAAGCGTTATGATACTAATAGTTTGGAACTATTAACTCATGCACGTAAAGTGTCAACCGCTATTAAAAATCTAGAAAGTTTGGGTTATTTGCCATCACCTGAACTAAGCGATCGCTTGATGGATATTACTACCAGCGAACTTACACGTTGGTTTAATGGTACACTTAAAACACTTAAGAAAATGGTCGGCGCTCACGTTGAATATAAACCAATGTATCCTAACTTTCCTACACAAGTTATGGAAGCAGATGAATCCGAACTATATATTAATGCAATAATGCATTATCTTGGTACTGCTTTTGGAATGAATATTCTTCCTAAGTATGAAAAAGAACCTCGTGAAAAGTTCAATGATAAAGGTGTTAAATTTAAGATCCTTGATCTTGGCACCGAAGAAGAATTTAATAAGATATTTGAAAATCTAATGAAATCAAAGACATCGATTTCAGCAACAGATAAAGATCATCTTAAGTGGTATCTTGAAAATACAGAAGATGCGAGCCTTCCTGAAAAATTCAATCATAAAGAAATTCAAGCTTTTGTTATTAATGTAATGATTGAAGCAAAGAAGCTTAAAAAGATTTCTGGTTATTTTAGAACTGCAACTGATGTTCTTCGTTTGGCTGTTACTATGTCAGATGGTGATGAAAGTCTTGCTGAAAAAACAAAATTCAGAAATTTCAAACGTAAAGAACGTAAGCTATTACTTACATTGTTAAATGATTGTGGTAATATCGAAGAAGATATGCTCCGCTATCGTATGGAATGGATTCGTTTAGGTGAAAAACTTCACCCAGGTGAATACAAAAAGCTTCATAAAATGCGTACAGCTTTTGATAAGATTCGTAATAACAAACCAATTGAAACATTTGCTGGCCGCCTTGAAAAATTACTTGAAGGTAAAAGTAAGAATATTGACGAAATTGTTGATATGCTTTCTTATCGCGCAGGTGAATTTGCACGTCGATTGGATCACGTTATTCGTCTTGGATCGACCTTAAAGAAGCGTAAAGAAATTGTTGAACGTTTTGCTTATGTTGCAAAAGATGTTTCAACTCCTATTCTTCTTCAATTAATTTCTCATTACAAACATCGTAATGATGATAAAGATTTGCGAGTAATTTTCCCTAAGGGAATGATTGCGAAAGCCAAAGCGTTGCCTAATGATCTTCCTAATATTCAGGAAGAAGTATGTGAAGAAATTGTATATGCATGTGAAAGTGCATTATATAATCGCTTCAATGAATTGGATGAAATTGGACGAGTATATATTGATCAAAAATTGAAAAATGTATTAGTTCCATTCTCGCAACGTTCTGCAAGCAAGGCCATGAAAACATTGGTACGAGGTTCCAAGTTTGATATTATCGATGGTTCTACTATCCGTTTCTTTATCTGGTGGAAAAACCTAGATGATGGTAGTACTGGATGGAGAAGCAGTGTAGATATTGACTTATCAGCAATAATGTATGATAAGGATTGGAATTATTTGGAACATATCTCTTATACTAATCTACGTTCTTCCAAATATAAAGCTTGCCATAGTGGTGATATTACCGATGCACCTAATGGTGCTGCTGAATTTATTGATATTGATATTGATTCAGTAGTTAAGTATGGTGGCCGATATGTTATGATGAATGTTTTATCATATTCAAATCAACCGTTCATTAATCTACCTGAATGTTTTGCAGGTTGGATGGTTCGATCTGAGCCACAATCTGGTGAGATTTTCGAACCAAAGACTGTAGAAAATAAGGTTGATCTAACAGCAGATACCAAAATCGGTGTTCCATTAGTATTGGATTTGGTTGAACGAAAAGTTATTTGGGCTGACTTGGCATTGAAAAATCATCCTCGTTGGCAGAATAATATCGAAAGTAATGGACAGAGTATCGCTCTTATGGGTAAGTCGATGGTAGAAATGGTTAAGCCAAATCTATATGATCTGTTTGAATTACACTTCGAGGCTCGTGGAGAAGAATTGGTTGATACGCCTGAAGAGGCTGATACCATATTCGCAATGGAAACTGGCATAACACCGTTTGATATTGAAACCATTATGGGTGAATACCTATGAAGCGAGTCTTTGTATTAGAAGATGATCCCAATCGTATTTCTTGGTTTGTAGATCAATTCAAGAAATACGATTATAAGTACGACATCACACAAGATGTCAAGCTGGCCAAACATCTCTTGACCACTGAGAAATTTGATATGATTTTTCTAGATCATGATCTCGGTGGTCAACAGATGGTTGACAGTGATGATCCAAATACTGGATATCAAGTTGCAAAAGTTATTCCTAATAGTATTAATCATGAAACCCATATTATAATCCATTCTTATAATCCAACAGGATCTGCAAAAATGGAAGAATTATTAAGAGTAGCGCGATGTAATGTTTTTGCAATTCCTTTTGGAATGTTTGATATTAATGGAAATCTCTAATGAATATTGATAGTATTGTATCTGATATTGATAGAATGGCAAGAGTTGCAGATGGTCTTGAAAAAACTAAAACACTTATTGGAACTTTTGAAGAAGCTGAAAGATATAGAAATCTAAAAAATGATCTCATATCATTTTCAGCTTTGATGAGAGAAAAATATACAATTATTTCAAAACCTGAAATAGTATCACAAACACCTAAACTAGATAAAGTTCCTGAACAATGTGAACTTTGTAATAAAAAATCATTACTTGTAACAACACAGATTGGCGATGAATCTATTTATATATGTGTAGAATGTAGAGGTAACATGTATGGAAATTGGACATGAAATTAAATTTATTGATTATCTAGATATTCTACAACCAGAAAGAAAATTATCTTCTAAGGATCATCAACGCTGTATAGATGCGTTTAAAGAGATGAGTAGGATAATAAAAGAACATAGTATTAAGATTGTAACAGCAGAGAGTCCTTATGAATTGTCTATTAGATCTAGACGGTGTACTGGTTGATTTTAATTCCAAAGTATTTGAGCTCCTCGATCGACCAAACGATGTATTTATTAAAAATCCAGAATTTCGTGGACAATATTGGGTTGATGATATTCTTGGATTAACTGGTCAAGAATTTTGGAATGTGGTTAATTCTCAAGGTTCTTTTAATTTTTGGCGAAATCTTCCAAAAACTGAAGAATTTGATCAAATAGTTAATGCAGTTATTGATGTATTTGGTATTGAAAATATTTGTATCCTAACTAAACCATGCTTAGATTCAGATTCTCATAAAGGGAAATATGAATGGATCTGTGAACATCTTCCAATGTTCAAAGATCAATATCTTATGGGACGACCGAAGAAATTCTGTGCTCATTCAAATGCTATTCTTGTCGATGATATGGATTATAATGTTGACGAATTTATAGAAAACGGTGGATATGGAGTAATTGTTCCTAGATATTGGAATAGAAGACATGAACTTTATCATGTTATTAAGAAAGAAGAAAATTGGGCATATGATTTACTTCTTAAAGAATTAACAATAATTAAAAATATGAGAGAATTAAATGAAGCGGAGATATGGACACGTAAGTAACAGCTCTAGTAGCTCGTTTATGATTGGTATTGGTGTATTGAAAAATCGTAAGAAATTTGAAAAATATACTAAGGAACGAAATATAACTTTTAATGAAGGTGAAGGTGGAAATTATTGGGATGGTGATCTCATGCTTCTTACTGTTAACCAAATAAGAGAAATGGATAGTTGGTGTCAACCAGCTAAAATTACTCAATGGGGTAAAAAAGAACGAATTGAAGTAGAAGCACCTGTTAATTCTTCTCCCTCTGTATCTATAACTACTGAAAAATTAGAAGATTGGGATACAATCGTAGTCATGATTATTGGTAATGATGAAGGTGATGGTGCTTTTGTTAATTATGATTATGAAGATGATTATTATCCAGATTATGATCAGGTTGATTATGATTGGTTTGATAGTAAGCAACAATCTATGTTTGATACATTTTGTGAAGAAGCTGGTATTGAACGAGCTGAAACTTATTTAGGTGCAGATCGTAATGGATAAGCTTCCTAGTTCATTTAGGAAAAGAGAAACGCGTTCTTTTAAACAGAGCGCGTCTTCTCTATTTAAAAAAGAACGAAATAACATTAATATACATAGAGTATTTATGTTAATTATTATTGTAACTATCATTTTTACAATAATTTCAATTTTGATTGGATTAACTGGTAGAACTTATATGTTAGATGGACATCAATATAAGCGTTTAACACCTTATAACCATGTTCATGATCCAGATTGTCCTTGCTTCTATGGGGAATAACATTGAGCGAATTTAAAGTAACAAAAAAAGATTTTGAAGTGACTTGGTTTTCTGGTAAAGGCGCTGGTGGTCAACATCGTAATAAACATATGAATTGCTGTCGTCTTAAACATAAAGTAACAGGAATTATTAAAACAGGTCAATCAAATAGGGATCGTCAATCTAATCAAGCTGAAGCATTAAATGCTATGGCCGAAGATAAAAGATTTAAAGCTTATTGTCAGTTACAACTTTCTGAATTAGAATTAAAAGAGAAAACTGGTAAAACGATCCATGACTTGGTTAATGAGGCTATGAAGCCTGAAAATCTCAAAATTGAGATTCAACAAAATGGAAAATGGATCGATGAAAATTCAGATAATATCTGATGTCCATACTGAATTTGGATATGCAATTGACTGGTCAAAATATATTAAACCTGCAGCCGATATTCTTGTACTAGCTGGAGACGTTTGTTATTTAAAGAATTATTTTGATAGTAGACGAGCAGAAGATTTATTCTGCTATCTTCGACATCATTGGGAAGAAATTATATATGTTCCCGGTAATCATGATTTTTATATGATGGATTATAACGAAGGATTTTATTCTCCAAATTACATTGATCCTGAAGATGAATTCGAAGTTACTGATAATGCTTTTAAACATATTAATTGGCAAGATAGCAATATTCGAATAGTTAATAATGATGTTGTTAATATTGGTGATATTAATTTAGTATGTTCTACACTTTGGTCAGATATTCCACCTCATTATGAACAAATAGTTCGTAGATATCTTGCTGATTTTAGAATGATTGGAAAGATGAATCCATCTAATTTTAATTATCTTAATAAGCAAGCCGTTAAATTTATTAAGACTAAATGTAAAGAACTTGATAATGTTGTTGTAGTATCTCATCATTTACCATCATGGACAACAGTTTCGGCTCAATATAAAAATGATCCTGTTACGCATGGTTTTGCTAATTCTCACTTAGATCCATTTATTAATCCAGAAAATATGGTCGCATGGATACATGGTCATAGTCATGATCATTTAGATATAAATATCAATGGAGTTCGTATAGTACGTAATCCATTTGGTTATTTACATGAACAAAACAATGGATATATTTGTGATAAAATAATTGAAGTTTAGTTTACTTTGAATATTTTTGATTTATCTTTATAATATAAGGATAAGAGGTTCAATGGACAACGACAAATTATGTAAAGATTGTAAATGGTCTCACGGTTATAAATCAAAAACTCGTGAAGAAGCATTACTTTTAATTTGCGTCCGACCTAATTTTTATTGTCCAAATGATTTGGATGCTTTATGTTTATGTCAAAGATCACAAGGATGGTTGGCAAGTTTAATAAGCGGCACGTGTGGAGAACACGGAAGATATTTTAAACGTAGAGGCGGAAATGCCATACAAGATTAAAGTACAATATGAAAAAGATCGTTATATAGTTCGTTGTAATGATGGTTTTGATACTGGAAATATTGAAGAAGCAACAATATTTTCAGATGAAGAAATCGATGTTATAATGGAAGATCTTTATCATAGTTGTTATACAATGTATTGTGAACCAGAAAAAACGGAGTAAACAGTTATGAGTTATAGACATAACTTTGAAAAGTTCGATAGCTATACAAAAGTTCAGGTTGAATCTTTTGTAAAGATGAAAATTTCAACCAACAAAAATTGGGCATTACGAGCTCTTATTAAATTATATGAGTTCCAATCCAAGAACGAGCGTCAAAATCATATTAGTGTTAACAAAGATAACTATGGATTTTCTAAATTTGACGCTCCTTACTTCTCTGACCTAGCAGCAAAGGTCAAACAAGGTAAAAATCTTACCAAAAATCAAATAAAAAGCCTCAAAAAGTTGTCTAAATATTCCAGACAACTTATTTCTATATGTAATCGAACTAAAATGCAGTCTGCATTAGATAAATATTACGGAAATGTTCATGCTATCGACTAAAGATATAAAAGATCTGTTTATTGAGAAACTTAATGAAAAGTTGGATTATCCCAATATGGAACGTCCAAATTATGATCCAGATGAAAAGGTCAATATTGAATTAGTTAACTTTAATTTTATAGAAGCGATCGATAGAATTAACGAATCAGTCAAATTACGTGAACTTTCGTATGTTGCAATGACTAATAATAAAATAATTGTCAAGTCAAATCACAATATTAATGGAACAGTAGAATTAAGTATGTGGTATTAATATGGTTGGAGTAGTATTAGCTGGTGGTACTGGTAGTAGATTACACCCTCTCACTAAAGTAACAAATAAACATTTATTGCCAATTGGTGATCAACCAATGATCTATTATCCTCTTTGTTGTTTTCTTCATACTAATATAAGTAGGGTATTAATAGTTACTGGTACAGAACATATGGGTCAAATTGTTCAGACACTTGGTTCTGGATATCATAATTTAAAATTCACATATAAAGTTCAAGATGAAGCTGGTGGTATTGCTCAAGCTCTTTCGTTAGCAGAAGATTTTGCTAACGGCGATGATTTACTTGTAATACTTGGCGATAATATTTTCAATTGGAAAAGCATAGAAGAAGTTCGTGCTCAAACAAATATGTTTAATTCATTAGATTGTGATGCAAGTGTATTTTTAAAGAAAGTTTCAGATCCTGAGAGATTTGGAGTTGCCGAAATTGGTGAAAATCCTTTTAGTTTTCAAGTTAAGAAAGTTGTTGAAAAACCAAAAATTCCCAAAACTAATCTTGCAGTAGTTGGCGCATATCTTTATAAAAGTAAAGTATTTAATGTTATTAAAACATTGAAACCATCTGATCGTGGTGAACTTGAAATTACTGATGTTAATCAATATTATGCAAATAGAGGTAGTCTTACATATTGCACATTAACTGGTAAATGGAGTGATGCAGGAACATTTAAAAGTTATTATGAAGCAAATGAAATTTGGAAAGAAGCAGCAATAACTAAAGAACTGCCACGAAAATAAGTTAATTTCTCGGTTTACTTTTCCCTATTTTGGATTATTTAATAATCAAAATAGGAGAACTATTAAAAAAATGGGAAAAGAAATCGATAAACTATTAAAAAACATTCGTAAGACAACAGGCTCAGCAGCTTTCTCTAGTTCCAAGTATGGTACTGTTCAGAATTGGATTTGTACTGGAGACTATGGTTTAAATCGCATTATTAGTGGTGATATTTACAAAGGACTTCCTAGTGGACGTGTAATTGTTCTTGCAGGAGATTCTCAAACAGGTAAATCATTTATTGCCGCTAATGTTGCAAGTAATGCATTGAATAAACTGGATTTTGATACGATTTTCTACTTTGACTCTGAAGGTGGAGCAATGGAGAAATTCTTTGAAAGTCGTGGTTGTGATACAGATAAGGTAGAACAAGTACTCGTAGATAGTGTAGAAGATGCAGTTGTAAAAATCTTAGCTATTTATAAGATGATTGAAAAATTTAAGGAAGAAAATCCTGATTATAAAGCTCTTATGATTCTTGATTCACTTGGCGCATTAGTAGCTAATAAATTTATCCGTGATGCTGAAGCTGGTAAAGTAGCTTCGGAAATGGGTGGTAGAGCTAAGCTTTGTAATAATATGGTTAAAGCTCTTACAATTCCAGCTTTGCGTTCTGATGTATCAATTATTATTGTTAATCATGTTTATGATGATCCAGCGTCAATGTTTGCATCAAAAATTAAAAATACTGGTGGTGGTAAAGGATCCCAGTATATGGCACGTATTGTTTTACAGTGTGCAAGATCCTTTACCAAGGAAGATAAAGCTGATGCAGAAAATGCATACAAAGCTACGACATTGAAATTTATGTCTACTAAAAATGCTTTTGTTAAGCCATTCTTCCAAAGCGAAATGTATCTAGACTTTTCCGAAGGTCCACATAAATATTTTGGTTTGTTTAAACCTGCAGTAGCTTATGGATTTATCCAAAATCCAACTAAAGGTTTCTATACAGTTCCATCATATTCTGAGAAAAAGATGAGACTTAGAGAGATAATGGATACAGCAGAAATATGGGAGACATTCCTTGATGATCTTAATGAAATGTCTAAAAAGGAAATGTCTTATAGTGGCTCTGGAAAAGATATTGGAGAAGATGATCTAGAGCAATTGATTGAAGAAGTAGATTCAATCGAAGAAACCGACGAATAAGTAATAGTAAGAGGGAGATCAAATGGATTTAATTCCATCGAATACTGTTGAACCTATAATGTTCAAATTATTCTGCTCTGATCCCAAATATTGCACAATACTGGCGCCTCATTTTGAGCGCCAGTGGTTTGATGATGCTGACCTCGGATTAGTTTCCGAGGTCGTTCTCAAATATTTTGGAAAGTATATGAAGCTTCCAACACAATCAACAATTGAACTTATTGTTGAAAAGCAATTTAATGATCGAGCAACTGAAGTACAATCAAAAGTTACGTCAGCTTTTAACATTGATACTGAAAAATATGACCGGGACTATTTAGATGATGAAGTGATGAAATACCTTCGTAATGGAGGTATCTACTGGACAATCATGGCAAACGTTGATGAGATTGCCAAGACACATTCAGTCAAACCAATGTTAGATAAATTACAATTTCTAACATCAATGAGTTTTGATGTTGATATCGGTCTTGATTATATTGAAAATATCAATGATCACATTGCCGAAATTCTTGAAGAAGAATTAAGACTACCAACTTACTGGGATTCTATGGATCATGTAATGAATGGTGGTATGTATGTGGATGGTAGATGTTTCTGTGTATTTCTAGGACAAACACACGTTGGTAAATCTCTAATTCTATCAAATCTTGCCGCTAATGCTATTAAACATGGTAAATTTGCATTGATTATTACAATGGAAATGGCTGAGAAAGTATATGCAACACGTATTGATGCTCATCTAACGGGTGAAAATATCAATAAGTTGAAACATCATACTGATAAACTTAGAGATACTGTAGAATATATTAAAGGTGATCAACCAGAAGCTAAACTTGTAATTAAGGAATTTCCTCCTGATACTGTTAGTTGTGCGCACGTCAAAAATTATATTGATAAGATTATTGGTGCATATGGTAGACGACCTGATATTATTTTAATTGATTATATCAACTTACTTGTACCAGAAGGTACACAAAATGATAATACTTATAATAAGTATCGTACGGTCGCAACTGAAATGAGACGTTTAAGTTACATTTTTAACCGACCAGTAGTTTCTGTAACACAGATGAATCGTGGTGGTTTTGGCTCAACTGATCCAGGTCTCGATGATACATCAGACTCGATGGGTATTCCAATGGTTGCTGATTTTGTAGGTGGTTTATATCAGAATGATGGCGATAGAAACGCCGGAATATTAAACGTGGCAATTCTCAAAAATCGATTAGGTGGTATGATTGGTAAGAAATTACAATTTTCCATTGATTATGAGAATCTTAAAATCACTGATATTAAGAGTAGAACACAAGTACCAGAAGATGTAGTACATGATGTTCTAGAGGAAATAGGACTAGAAGACGTATGAGCAGTAAAATGCACATAATTAATGAAATTGATCGAGGTCAATTTCACAAGAAGATTACTGATTATTATGGATCTAATGATCATGATGTTATTTCAACATTGATTAAACATGATTTAAAAGATCTCTATAAGATGCAGGCGCTAATGAATTATGTTGGATTTGATGATGAAGAATTTTTTGCACACGCAGCTATTCTTTATTCAGAAATTTTCAATAAAATGACTATTAAGAGAATTAGACTCAATTTGGAGTTACGTGATCATGAACTTAACAGCTGAAGATCTCTATCAAATTTATCACAAAGAAACTAACTTTGCTGCTGGGCGTCCAGTACGTCAAGTTAAGAATTTTGAAAATGCTAAAAAGAAAACAACATGGAAACATTTTGAATTATTAGCAAGTTTCGTTAATCGTAATTGTGGTCAAATTGATGGTAGACTTTATGTTAAGTCTCTTGCGACATTTTTTGAAGGATATTTTGATCCATCATTATTTTGTACGCCAAAAGCAACTAAAATATACAAAGAGTATATTACTGAAATCTCGATGGAAGCTACACCAGAATCCATTAAGAAACATTTACTGAGATCTATCAAATTTATTGTCAAATACTGTAGACAAAAGAATATTAAAAATCTCTGTGAATATATGAACGAGGATATGTATTTTATTCCAACTTCGTTAAAGCATCTTGATGCTGGTAGTATCTCAATGTATTTTTTAGCTGCTATTAAAAACTTACGAGTTTATATAGATAGTTATCCAATTGATTGTAAAATGGATTATCTTCCTAATTTTGATGAGGACTATAGTAAATATAGAATGAGACTCATTTCAGTTAGAGATTTGAAAAAGATCTGGGATAATGTTGAAGAAATTATTGATGATATCTTATCAAAGGAACCTGAATAATGATTAATGAAAAAATTGCTGAACTTATTGAATACATAACTCTTGTTGGTAGATTGAACGACAAATATACAGAAAATGTTCAAGATAACAAAAATGGTGTAATAGTTCAAGATTTTGGTTGGGTAGGATTTACTTATCAATCTGATGGCTATAATGATGCAATCTTTTTTAATGATATTTGTTTGTGGAATAGTGACGATGATTATCGCGAATACGATGATGAAAAAGATGACTACGCTGAAACTGTGGAAGAATATGTTACAAAGCGATATTTATGTCTTATAGCAAAATTACATATTAGTATAACTGAGAAAAATAATGAATGATCTTAAAATATTCTTTGATGATTTTACAATGCTTGGGAAATTTACTATTGCTCCAATAATGTTAGTATTATGTTGTTTATGTATTCCCCTTATGTTATTTGCATTTTTATTTGGATTTATATTTGTAATATTTTGTAAAATATGTGAGTTAATAAAATTAGATGTTATTGGTTTAAAAATCAAGCGTCTTTTCTTTAAAGAACCTTTTCCAGAATACGATAAATTTTAAAACTTTTTTCGCTAAAAAGTTTACTTTTTTATTTTCTAGATTATAAATAAACATAAGATAGTGGTAATTAGGCATCACTATCACATAATAAGAAAAAACCAAACAAAACCAAACAAAAAGTCAAAACCAAGGAGACAAAAAATGAGCGGTTTAGTAAACAAAATGAAATTCAACGAAATCAAAAAGAAACTCGAAAAACAACAACAAACAAACTCCTCTTTCGGAGGCGAGCACGAACAGCAATGGAAACAGGGTAACACCTATAAATTCCGCCTCCTCTTCCCAGATCTCAATGATGCACCTGCATCAAGCGGACCATACTTCGAAAAATGGACTCATGGAGCACGTAATAGTGATGATAAATATAAGATCGTCACATGTCCAACCACTTTCTATAATAGAACTGGCTTTGATAAGTGTCCTACTTGTAGTACAAATAGTGAATTGTGGAATACTGAGGTCGAAGCAGATAAGGAAATTGCAAGAAAATTCCAACGCAAATTCAGCGGCTACGCATTGGCATACGTTGTATCCGATCCTGTCGATGAAGATGCAGTTGGTTCTGTAAAAGTACTTCGCTTTGGTATCAGAGAGTATAATAAGTTGAAAGGTTTGACACTTGGTGAAACCGTTGGTAAGAAGAAAGAAGAAATCAATCCTGATACTTATATCGGTTATGAAGCCTTCTCATTCGATGCTGATGGTGTTGACCTTATTGTCGAAGTTTCTCAAAGTAAAGCTAATCCAAAATGGAATGATTACGAACTTAGTTTTGCTCGTAAATCTTATGCTATTGAAGTTGATCTAGATGAATTGTTTGAAACCAAAATCAAGCCTGTTAAATACGGTGAAGATATTAAAGAAGAATCTGAAGCTACTCTTCAAAAATTCTTTGATGAGTGTGTACTTGGACATGTTCCAATGGATCGCCTCAATGGTAAAGATCAAACTGAAACTGGTATCGACGCAGATATGCAAGATATGTTGAATGATTCCGCCAACGACTCTGCACCGGCTACGGCTCCAGTAGAGAAAGATGAAGAACTATCCAGTGCAGTTGAAGCTGATATCAATGATGAAGTTAATGCATTACTTAATGAAGTCAATGATGTAACTGAAGAACCTGCAGATGAAACTGATGATAACGATGTTGCTGATCTCCTTTCTAGTATCGAAGATCAAATCGCAGCTGAATAATTAGTTCTTAAGAGGTAACGATGTCTAAAATTATAGTGAAGAATGTGAAATATCTTGATCGATTTTTGAAGTCGATCACCCAATTCGTTCCTTCATGTAAGTTTGATATCGACTCTGACAAATGTGTCGTGCGCTCACAAAATCTGAGCGCACGCGCTTTTTTCACATCCAATGTGATTGTGGCTGAGTCCGAAATATCATTCTGCTTAAGCGAACTTGGTAAACTTTACCAGAGTATCAAAACTTTATCGGACTTTAAAGAAAGCGATAAAGAATGCGTGATTACTTATGACGGCACTTTTTTGAGAATGAAAGATGTGGTAAGTTTTAAACTCACAACAGTAAAAGAAGATGTAGTACGAGATAATATTACTGCTGATCTCAAAACACAATTAACACCAGTTTTTGGTTTTAAATTGCGTAATGCAGTTATGAATAAAATGAAAACTATGCAATTTATGTCTCAAGATACTACTCCAAAAGTTTACATCTACAAAGACAAAATTGGATCAGTTGATACTATTGTTGGAGAAATTGACAATAAGATTCAACAACTTACAGATTCAATTGCAATTCCATTATCAACCACCTTCTTTGGTGATTGGGAAACATCAGTAATAACTGACCTTGAAAGCTTTGGACTTTGGAATCCAGTTAGCGCAGATGATATTAATGTATCATTTGTTACTAATGGTCAAGCAAAAGCCATTATTAGTTTAAGCGAGGTCAAAGAAGACGATGTCTATATTAAGACAAAAGTCTTATCATCGGTATTAAAACAATGAATAATTTGTATACACTTGGTTATTTTAGAAAAAGACTTCTAAATGCTGGTATCACATCAAAAATCTTAGTTAAGAGCTATAATGAAAATGATGATCGATATTGGACAATTAGTCTTTTTAATGATAAGTATATTTTTTGTACTTGTTATAAGATAGATTCTGAATTCTGGTTTGAATTCTGGGATGGAAATAACATCATTAAAAATAGACGAATTGTTAAAACTTTGTCAATGAATGTAATCATCAGATCATTAAATTCTTGGGTTTACTCTAACAAATAGATACACCTTATAAATATACAAAAAGGTGAAAAGATGGCCGAAGAAAATCAAACTCCTGATGGTGGTGTTCCTGATCCTTCTAATAAAGGATCACAAAAGCCAGTTTCCCCAACTGAAGATTCTTCAATTCAACGTGTAACAAGACTTGATTCTAAGCTTGAAGAAACTAAACTTGATTCAAGAATAGATGATAATCGTCTTAAAACACGTATTGGTGAAGCAAGGGACCGAGTCCCAGAAAAAGAACAAGAAGATACTCGCAAACTCTATGGTAAAAAGAAGGGTCCAAAAGATTCTATCTTACAAGATCCTAGAGCTAAAGTTGTTCCAACACCAAGAGATTATAACACCACACTTCGAATTTTCCAAACACATGTTGTTGAATTACGATTCAAACGTCGTATGAATATTCCAATCAACAGACCACCCGGACATGCTAAAGAAACTCGAAGAATGTTATGTACATCTAATTGGAAATTTCTTAGTCATGTATTAACTCGAAAACTATTTGGTTGGAAAAATCCAAAATCACGTCGTGGTGTTAGTTGGTATAAGTCAAGAAACCTCTTAATTACTTGGGATTTCATGAAAAATAATTTTAGAATGATATCGCTTGATGATTGGGAAATATTGGCTGTAACACCATTAGTTAATCTTTGGCAAAAAGGTGCCTTTATTGTATTTTATAAAGGATATCTCAGTAGTTTGAATCGTAACGATCGTAATAATTTTTACGACGGTTAAGTTTATTTTGTCATTTTTGAGTTTATATACAAATAACGAAACTTATAACAACTAATTAAGAGAATGTGCATATGGAAGAATGGGTCGAAAAATATAGACCAACTACAATAGATGATTTGATTCTTTCGGATAAAGATTTAGCAACCTTTAAACAATATATATCCAAAGGAACATTTCCTAATTGTACTTTTTATGGAAATCAAGGTATTGGTAAAACAAGTCTTGCCAAAATAATTATCAATTCAATTCCCGAAGCAACTTATTTGTTTATTAATGCATCAGCTGAAAATGGTATTGATGTAATTAGACATAAAGTAATTGAATTTACTGAGCGTGTTGGATTTGGTGGTATGAAATTCGTTATTTTAGATGAATGTAACCGTCTTACAAAGGATGCTCAAGAATCACTCAGAACTCCTATTGAAGGTTGTATTGATGATACTCGCTTTATATTAACTACTAATACACTTGATGCTGTTATTGATCCAATACAAAGCAGATGTATTCCTCTACCACTTAATCCTCCAATCAAGAAAATTTTTAGTAGACTTCTTGAAATTTTAGAATTGGAAGGTATTGCAATAACACCTCAAAACAAAAAGCAAATTATTGAAAAAATTATCCAAAAGAATTATCCTGATATTAGAATCATGATAAAACATTTGGAAATGTGTTGTATTGACGGTGAATTTAAATTGGTTGAACTCGATGATACAAAAGTCGATTCTATCGTAAAATTTATTTTAGATAATGTTCATGATGTTAGAAAATGTCGTGAACATTGGATTAAGAATGAAGTTGAATTCAATAAAGATTATGTTGAATTAGCTCGTCATACTTTTAATATTGTTCAAACTGCACCACAAATGGAAGCAGTTGCAGAGCACTTATTTAGAATGTCGCAAGTTCTTGATAAGGAGATACAATATACCGCAATGGTTATTGATCTTGCGAAGGTCATGAAATGATTAAAAAGATCAAAAAGCGTAATGTAATTAAATGGGAAGATTTCTATCGAGAGATAGAACTGATACGTCTCAAGAAGAAAAGTGAAGTAGAATACATTGGTACTTACAAAATTGGTAAGAAAGAATATAAAAGTAGTTTCACAATGAGCCGTGCATCATATGACGACAATCTGGATCAGGTTGAATACATCGATCAATTTGCAAAAGAACATATAGCAAATGATCTGGAACGACAAATTAATGGAGCTACCAAATGTCATTAATTTTTAAGTGCGATGTTTGTGGAAAAGATAGTGCAATGACAGGTATTGATTTCTCTAATGGACCAATGTTCATTCGAAAGAGAAATCATGAAGGAAAGGTGGTACGAATCTTTCTTAATATGATGATCGAAGATGAAGATGATTTTAAACGACTCATTGAAGCTAAAAAACAGATCATGAAAATGAAAAACATGTTTTCTCAAGAAGAAGCAATTATGGAAGGAGAAGGAGAAGATGAAATAGAAGATTTCTTAGACTCAGAAGAATCTTTTGCTATTGAACTCGAAAATCCTTATCCAATGATTTGCAATCAATGTAAAAAATTACTTGCAAAAGATATATTGGAAAAGTCAGAATTTCCTGACGAAAAGAAAACATATTCAACGTCAAGTAAACGACTTGGCGATCTCAAAAAATTACTGTCAAACGACTAAAAAAATTCCACAATAGGATACCAGCTAATGAAGAATTTCATTATTGATTCTAATGTAATCATGTATGATCCTAATTGCATATATGAATTCGAAGACAATAAAGTAATCATACTTTTTGAAGTATTAGAAGAACTAGATAAGTTTGCGAGCTTTAGAAGTGATGACGGAAACAACGTTCGTTCCGCAATAAGATTACTTGACGAATTGAGAGATCATGGTCATCTTAATAAAGGTGTTAAACTAGAAAATGGTGGTATAGTTATGGTTATGATTGGTCATGATCATCCATCGCTTTCTACTGCTAAACCTACTAAAGATAACCGAATTCTTTCTACTGCTAAAACATTAAGAGAACACTCTGATAATCAAACTATCATTGTTACGAAAAATGTGAGTCTTAGAGTTAGAGCTGATGCTCATGATATCAAAGCCGTTGATTATGAAAAAGACAAGTCTGCTTATGACTATACTGGTTGTGGCATACTTGAAATCGATGAAGATCAGTTATCAAGATTAGAGAATGAAAATGTATTTTATACTGAAGAGCCACAAGAAGTAAACCAATATTTTAGATTCACTTGTGAAGGTGATAATGTTGGTATTCTTGGTAAACATACTGAAGATGGTCAAATAGTTAGAGTTTTTGAAAACGAAGCTATGAAAATCAAAAGCAGAAATATGGAACAAGAATATGCTTTAGATGCGCTTATGGATGATAAAGTTACTGTTGTTACACTCCAAGCAAAAGCTGGTGCTGGTAAAACTTTATTAGCTATTGCGGCTGCACTTCAGAAAGTTAAAGATAAGACATATAAGAAAATTGTTGTTGCACGTCCAGTTATTTCAGTTGGTAGAGATATTGGTCACTTACCTGGTGAAATGGAAGAAAAGATGGCTCCATGGATGAAACCTATTATGGACAATATTGAAGTTATTGCAAACGGCGGACACTTCAAAGAAGCTGATTTAACAAAATATCTTGAAATTTCTCCACTATCTTATATTAGAGGGCGTTCATTTAGTAATGCTTATATTATTATTGATGAAGCTCAGAATCTTACACCACTTGAAATTAAGACTATTGTAACACGTGTTGGTCATGGAAGTAAGATTGTATTTACTGGAGATGTTAGTCAGATTGATATTCCAACATTGGATGAAACGAGTTCTGGATTTACTCACCTAATCAATAAATTCAAAGATCAATTGATCCATGCTCACGTCCAATTGACTAAATCAGAAAGAAGTCAAACAGCAGATATAGCAGCTGAATTGTTGTAATGAAAATTATTGGTGAAACTAGAGATGGAAAGAAAGTGGTAACTGAAGTATTTAAATTATATGATACTCGTGGGTTACCACTTTCTATTATTTTTCAATTATGTGATGAACAAAATTTAATACCTTCTTGGATAGATTTTTATATTGATGCTATAAAAGCTGGATGGAAAGATAAGACTGTTAAATCACGTTTAAAAGATGAAATGAGTGATTATTATAGTCAAGAGTTTACTGAGAATGTAATTAAAAGACTTAACGAGTTTATAAATAATAATTGAACCAAGTTTGAAGTAAATTATTGACTACTAAAATAGTTAAAAATAATTCCAAATGTTAGTATACTTTGTATTTTTTGGAGTTATATTAAAATATACCAATTAACAATGAATCAAGACCAACATTCTGAGAAATTTATTGCATATAAAAAGTTAATGGGTGAGCAATTATGTTCCCTATGTAATCGATTTTTTAAGAATAAGGGATTTACCGAACATAAGCGTCACTGTGAGAAGCGTGGTGGTGATTGGTCCCAGGAAGAAGTAATACGCGGTCCGTACCTTTGCAAATTTTGCGGTTGTGAGTGGCCGACGAGAGAAGCGCGTAATGGGCACCAAATAAAATGCAAGCTGAATCCAGAACGTGAATCATGCATCGAAAAAATTAGTAAATCGTGCATGGGTAGAGAAATGAGTGAAGAAGTGAAAGAAAAAATCAGCATCAGTATGAAAGAGTATAAAGCTAAGTGTAAAGAAATGGGTGACAAGATTGTCGGCAAGACTAATATTAAGGATACAGAGGGTGATACAATCGAATTATTCTTCACAGATGAACTATGAATGAAAAACAGCAACAAGAATTTATGCGCCAAAACAACACTGAAGCAAATAGTTGTGGAGGCAATCCAGTTGAACCAGACATACCTGCAAGTCAATTGGAATTAATGAGGATCGAGTCAAACTACAATACTGGAAGTAATTCATGGCATCCATCTAGAATTGATGCATTCAAAATTGTAGTTCAACAAAAATTTTTACTTTTTCCTTTAACTAACAAAATAGACTGGGATACATCAAGGGGACTTGATGGCAAATTATGTCTAAAGTTGACTGTCCGTACTGAGGATCTCGGACAGCTATCAACTGATGTACCCATTGAATTATTAGAATCAGATAAATGTCCAGTGAATTTACCTGACATGTTGTTTGATGCATTTAAGGAAAAATTTGAGAACAAAAAAGAAAGGTTGTTTAAGGAATGGCAGCGAGAGAAGTGATTGATTATGAGAATTTATCTGATAATGAACTAATTGAACTTTTAAATACACATACGAATTACAGAGTTAGGGACGAAGCTAGAAGTATAGCTATAATGAGACGGCAGAAACAAGTTGATGATGCTGCATATAGACACCTTAAATGGGCTAATTCTTGTGATCTTGAAGATCTTAAACAAGAAGCTTGGCGCGGTGTTCTTAAAGCATTAGAAAATTATGATGCATCATTTGGTGTACCATTTCATAAGTATGCTTTTAGATGGTGTGATGCATATGTTCGTTATGCTATTTACTCTAAAGGTCGTGTGATTAAAACACCGATTCCAGTAATTAGATCTATTGCTAGAATCAAGAAAGCAAAAATTAAACTTAAAGACGAACTTGGTCGTGAACCATCATTAGTTGAAATTGGTAAAGAAACTCGTTTATCAGTAAAACGCATTATTAAATATATGCAAGCTGATGCTACTATCTTTTCAATTTCCAAAACTACAAGTGATGATGACGATAGTGGTGAATTTGAATTACCGGCTCATTCTAATTTAGATCCAGCCCAATTTGCAATTATTGTAGAAGCTCGAGAAATACGTGATCGCATTTTGGAAGAAGTTTTAAATGACCGTGATCGATACATTATTAAACATCGCTGTTCATTCGATAATTTTGAAAAGAAAACATTGCAAGATTTAGCTGATGAATTAGATATGACAAGAATGGGAGTATTACAATCACAGCGTAGATCTTTGAAAAAGATTGTTGATTCATATGAATCTTATGCTGAAACTGGAGAATTCTAATGGAGCAATATAAAGGTAATCCGCTCAATCAAATGTTAGCAGCAGAATCAGAAGAGTTTTATGGCGGACAGATGACCGATGAACATTTGAAATTAATTGAAGATACTTTAAATGAAAAATTATGTGAACTTCAAATATCTGGTATTTATATTAAAGTAGATAGATACGATGAAAATACATTTAGTGTCACACCAATTATTGGTGAACGTGAAATTCATACACCTGCTATTATGGAAGAACAAAAATTAGAGGATTGGTGGACATGAAAAAACCACTAACTGAAACTATGACTGATAAGTGCTGTAAATATTGTGAAAAAAAGTTTAAAATGTTTGATACGATTAAGCTTTACGATGATAATGAATTTTATCATCGAGAATGTATTATGACTATGGAGCATGAAGCCGAAGCTAGAATTGCTTCAGAAACTTATCCTAATATCGATGAAGATATTAGCAAAGATAAATGGATCATGGAAGAAATTGTCGATAATGACAAAGAATTTCCTTATCACATTATTTTTGAAACAACTGATTATGAATGGGATATTGAATCATTTAATACTTTAAAAGACGCTAATGAGTTTATAACTTATCAAACTGAAAATGCATTTCACGATGGAATTTTACCAATGGATGCATTATGGCTTGTTCATAAAATGATATCTTATCAAATTAAAACAAACGTTATTGTTAACGTAGAATTTAAAGGATTTGAAAATGATTAATGGTCAACGAATTAAATTAGAAAAAACTCCAGATCAAGTACCTGATGATTGGAA